ACACGATCAACATTGCTCATGTTGTATACAGCATGATATTGATCACTGGTCCATGATAGATAGTTACCTTTCTCCCAACTTGAATAAACTGTATCTTCTATTTGAAACAATTGACCTGGTGTATGATCATGCAAAAAAACTATATATCTCACAATATCAGACAGATCTGTGATGTTGTGTATTTTACTAAATGTTGGGAAGGTATCTCTATGCAGTGGCATTACTCTACCAGCAGGAATCTTAGATAAAGACGGTTCGACTATATCGAAATGATCGAAATATTCTAGTATGTCATCTACCCATTCCGGCATTGGATTTGGTTTTTGGTAAACGTAATTCTGCATGATATGTTCATAATTTTTGTTCGTATAGTTTACAAAAGCCCCTTGCTTGTAGTTGTTGTTATTCTCTTGCCATACAATGTCGTTTGGAATACTAATGTTTTTTATTGGAAGTTTACTGTGTACTTTCATTATCTAGGAGCAAATTCTTGTTGTAGTTTTATGTTGTCCATGAATTCTTTTCTAGTGTTTGGATCTTGCAAGAATGCTCCTTCTAACACAGTTGTTTGTGTCAAACTGGAATGTGCCATAATACCTCTGTTTTCACAACACCCATGTGTTGCTTGAATGTATACACCTACATCATTACTGCCAGTTGCTTTCATAATCTCTCTTGCAATGTCATTGCACAGTTCTTCTTGTAATGTGCCACGTCTTGCACACCATTGTGCTATTCTTGTGTACTTGCTTAACCCTATTAGTCTTTCGCCTGCAATGATACCAATATATGCTGTACCTGTAACTGGTTGATGATGATGTGAACACACACTTTTAAGTTCACTTCTTACAACCAACATGCCTTTATACCCTTCTTCGACATGATTAGGAAAAGCAGTTGCATTTGGTATAGGATTATATCGTCCACTCATTAATTCATTGATGTACATTTTTGCAAGACGTCTGCCAGTTTCCATGCTGTTAGGATCGTTTTGTCTGTCAATGACCAAACTGTCTAGTACATCTTCAAATTTTCCTGTAAGTTCTTTTACAAGTTCTTCTTTTTCGCCTTCATGGATGAATTGACTGATGTTGTCACTCGCCCAAAATTTTGCACCTGCATCTTTTATTCTTTTTTTAATTTGTTCCGATATCATGATTATATTGTACTATCATTTATTGTTTTATACAAGGTGTCTCCTGTAAAAAATTCTGTCTGCAATTTTTTCTTTTGTCTGTTAATTTCTGCAATATATTTAGAATAATTTTCCATCAAGTCAACAATTCTGTCCATAATTTTTTGTTTGTTCTGCTGATAACTCTGTATGTCTTGAGTCCATACATTAGGATATTTAAAAGTGTCAAGGAACATTTCTTTATATGATAGTCGATCCGGAACCATTGCAATGGTGTCCACCAACAAGCCTTCGAAGCCTGATATGCCCAATGTTTCTTGTAGATTAGCACTGAACACTAATTTTGCTTCTCCTAGGAGATTGTGATATTCGTGCTTCTTTAACTGTTTTTCTTGACACACCACAAACTCATACTGTGGCATTGCATCTTTAAGATCATAAAATATTTCTGGTTGTTTTTCAGGAGCCAGTCGGTGAGGGAAAAGAATCAAGTTTTTCTTTGTTAATCCGGTATATTCATCTAGTTCATGATGCATGTATTCCATAGGCCATCCTGTGCGTACTACCTTAGCATCTTGGTGTGTCATTCCATATGTTAGGTTTAGAAAGACTTCATTCCACATGTTGATATGAAAGTCAGTGGCAAAGTAATTGTGGTCATAACAGTAAAACATTGATCGTTCAGCATGTCGAACCCAGTTAGCATTGCCGATCAATCTGCCTAGAAAGTCTTGTGGGTCATATGAACCTGCATGCCACATGCCGCCTATTTTAATTTTTACACCTAACAGTTCTGCCATATACTTCAGTTGAATCACAGTTGGGTTCCAAGCATCTGTATAGAGGAAATAGTCTCCGTCTTTAACTTGACCATTACAGAATTTTTCAGCAATAATTTCTAACTGTTTAGATTTGTATACATTAGTACCACCAAAGTTTAAAAATGCTCCAGGTGTTGTTGCTTGTGGAGTTTCGCCACCTGATATAGTAACCACTTTACAATTAGTGTTTCTTTCGATTTGCCTAGGTAAGTGTTTCTTCCACTGTGCTGTGTAACGTGTTTCTACTGCTTCAATGTCTACTATGTATACTGTCATCAGTTTGTTTGTTTGTCATAGGTGCATGAACACCCATTTTCTCCATCCTCTGACACATCGATTGTGATTTGTCTGCCAGGATATCTTGTTTGTATTGTTATTGCTAAATCATCTGCAATCATTTCACATGACTTATAATCAAGTTCTAGTGTGCCTCGATACAAATCTTCTAACCATCTTTTAAACAAAATAAATTCTATGTCTCTATCATCATGGAATACTTCTATCATTACTTTGAAATGAAAGATGTGTCTGTGTGGATATCCTAAGAATTCTACGCCTTTAAGATCAGGATCAGTCAGTGCCGCAGGATATTTGTGAATACCTTCTTTACAGAATTTTACCCAAATATTTTTCATATTGCTTTGTCCTTACTGTATTCTGCCCAATCAGTAAAATGCTTTTCAGTCATCATGTCTCTTACTGACCAACACCATACTCCTGGATTAGTTGCTTTGTAGTCACGGTCATCTAATTTTATTACTACATTGCCTTTCATTTGCATGATATTTTCTATTGGCAATGCATATACCACTGTAAATTTTTGATGTTTTAATAGATCATCTATGCCTGGAATTCTAGGAGTTATAGGAATGTCTAAAGTTACGTAATAGTCTTCAAGTAAGGTTTCGATAATTCTCAGCAGACTTTCGTAATATTCACCGCCTAGGTGTTTCATTGAATGATTAGCACCAAGATATATGTGTGTGGCATTATTCTTTTTTGCCATTGCTTTGATTTTTTTAGAAGAGTGTACACCTACCACAAACAATGTTTCTTGACCGTATGTTGGAGTTTTTTCAACTTCTTTGCCTGTAAAGAAAACTACATTATCTTTTACACCGTTATCATAATCACGTTTCATTTTTATTGGCCATCTCTTTGTATTTTAATTTTTGTTTTTTTAGATCTAATAGTTCTGCTTTGTGTTCCCATGCTCTAACTAGTTCTCTTTGTGCTTCTAGTTGTTTCACACGTTTTTTAATTTTCTTAAGTTCCTGTTTGATATCATTCTGTTCTTCTACCATTAAGCCTCCCTAAATAAATTATTAGACATAGTTGATGCATTCACTGTTTTTTTACCTGTTGCTCCTCTAGTACCAATAATACTCTGCCAATATTTGCTATATTCTTGTATTATAGCATCTGCTACTTGTCTGTCATCCGTTGCAAATATGGCTTCAACAATATCTTTGAAATAAACCCTATCAAATTTTTCTTCAACTAACATCTTAGGAATTATACCATTATCGTATTGTCTATTTGCTTCTTGAACTGCGTTAATGTGCATCCATACATTGTGTCCCATCATGATTCCATATGAGAACGAATCCCATGATGTTTTACCTTCTTTACCGATCTTATTTAGGTCGCCTGGTCCGTATATGCATATATCTTTTGCTGTAAGTCCGTTACTAATAGGTGAGTCTAGGAAACTATGATGTTTACCTTCTCTCACAAATGCTTCTGCAAATGGAGTGGTATCTGTTGACATTGCTTTGTTGTCAATGCTTGGCACCATTCTGTACACCCATTTTTCTCTATCATTGGTTTCTAACTCGCAGTAAATTTGTCCATTTGCTGTTGCTAGGAAAGGAGATGCACAATCAAATGTTACAGTAAAGTTGGGATTGTGATATTTTCTTACTGCTCTTTGAATGTCAGTGAGCAGTGTGGCCCATTCAAGTTTGGATGTACCCAAGAAATGCATGAAGTCATGTTTGCCTTTTTCTAGCAGTCCGTCAAATCGCAAAGCAACTAAGCGTTTTAGAACCAGATGAACATCACACATGTTTTGTCCACCCATACTCCAACCATTGAAATGATCTGAATATACTTTGGGATCACAGTAATCTTTCATTCTTTCATACCAGTCATCTGCATCTGCATGATTTTCACCTTGCAATACATTTAAGAATTTACAGTTGCCGTTTCTATTCTTCATAAAGTAATCATTATTAATACGTGTAGCATCTACTGCTTCTTGGTACGTGCTAATTCCTGTTGCTTTTACTCCTTCAGGAGAACGAGCCACCCACGCAGGAATATCTAATATCATGCCATAGTCCATGTAAGCGTCCATCCAAGCAAGAACTTGTTCACGTTTTTTCTTTGCACGTGGGCAGTCAATGTCTTTCCAGTTGCCTTCCCACACGCCTTTACCTATTTGGAATCCTCCAGAGTCACCCAGCAACCATGATGTGTTTCTATCACGATTGCGAATCATATCTTCTTTAGGAGAATCTTTGTTGATGTCTAATTCTGCATGACCGGCCGAGTATAATGTCCAATTATATTCAAACAGAGAATCTTTTGGATTGAGCCAATTGAGACTCTCCATATTGCCGTTAAAGTTAGCAGGCATACGTGCTGGATCAACATAGGTATTATCAACACGTTGTTTGCCTATAAATGTCGCATAGAATCCACTAAGAGCCGGAAGAAACACAGCATAGTCTTTTTGTACTTCAGTAAGATTCTTGTTCATTTATTTTGTTTGTGCAGGTAGTATGTACTGATATTTTGCCATACCAGAGTCTATAGTAATCTGCGCCGCACCATCATCTGAAAAAGCCATCTCGCAACTGCTAGACTTTTCTTGCAATTTTAGTATTGAAGTAATCTGTGCTATTGGCCATGACCATGATTTTGTTAAAGCACCTGTAATACCTTTTGCAAATGTAAATTCGCCTGCGTGTGATGATGCATCTCCAAATTTGAATTTTAATTCGTCACCATCTGTAGTAACTGTGAACACTTGTTCTTGCGAGTTTGCAGATGCTTGATGATTCAGTCTCATGATATCAGGCATAGTTGGATTTATTGTTACGTGCCAAGTTACTCCTCTAAATTGCACAGACTTTAATTTTTCTTCCACAATCTCTTTACTCATAAATCTATAATCATTTTGAAAATCACCTATAGTATTTTCGAAATGCAAACCTGTTGGCACAGTTTCACCGTTTCGTTCTTGTGTGTTCACTGTTATTTTTGCATCTTTGTATTCTGGAATCTTTAAAATAATATCTAATTGCCCCAAATTAGACATTCCAAATGTTCCTTGTATGTCAGAAACTGGCTTATGCATCTGTGCTTTTACAACAACTGCTCTGTCTTCGGCCATTGCGTCTAACTCTGTTTGTTTGTCATCTCCTACAATTTTTACTAGTTCTATAAAGCCTAGTGAATGTGTGTGAGCAACAATATCTTGTAGTATGTCTTTCATGCGTGTATCTCCTTGTTAAATTATTATACTTGTAATTAGATCGAAAGTCAATCCTCTGATTCGATCTTTGTTAAATGTCCTTTGATGCTTACTTTAGCACCTGGTTTTGTTAAAACTACAAAAGAGTATTTTGTGTCTATATGGAAAAATTCGGATTTTAAATTACTGTCTTTGGCAATTTGTTCTAGCATATCCTGTGAACAAAATGAAATTTCTTTGTTTATAAATGATTCCCATTCTAATGTTAGTTCTCCGTCAGCATAATGTACAAGTGCTTGTCCACCTGGTCTAAGTATTTTTTCTAGAGAACTTATAAAAATACGTATTTGCTCAATGCTAAAATATGGCACATAATCCAAACTAATTGCAGTACCTATTTGATAAAAAGGCACATGTTGATCTCTAATGTGCCCTGTAAACTCTAATGGTTTTACTCTAAACATTGTTGCTTGTGCCCATTCAGTCTTTGCAACTTTTGTTAAAGTATTATGCACAAGTTCTTGTTGAGTAACATGATTTGTACAAACATAAACTAAATGAGATTTGACTGCATGGTAAACATAATCAATATGATTAGGACAGGTAAAACACCATGGGTATCTCCAATCTGCTTGTTTAGTACACCAAAGATTGATAAAATTTTTTACTATTTTAGAATGTTTAATTTCTAAGTTTTTAACATAATCTTCAGTAAACCCAAAAACTATTTGAGACATTCCTTGGTCATGCGACAGTGCTAGTATTTTTTTGTCTGACTCTTCCATAAGACTTTTAGCAGTGGAAAGAGCATTTTTTAATTCGTATTTTACTCCAGAAAACTCTTCTTCACATGCTTCTTCTAAAACTTTAATTGCTTGTTTAATTTGACGCCTAGATACCATTGTTTAAATAATTTATCCAAATAGTTTGTCAAAAGTATTGTCTGCTTCTGAGTTACCTAGATCCCAGTCTAACACACCAATTAAATTATCTAATTTTTTGTTGATCAATGTTGCTTCCATTTCGGCATCAGCAAAAGGCATTTCTTTGAACCAATCGGGAATACGCAACTCATCTGTTGGATATGCAATCGACGTGTACCCCATAGGATTGTCTTTTAGTTTGCACACAATACATTTTTGTCCATCGATGATATCCATAGAATATCTGTCGTTATAGACCTTTTTTAAAGTATTATAATTTATAGCCGCTCTCACATGACCTGGCATGTTCACTTTACCTTTACGTTTTTCTCGAGAATGATATTCTGTTAGTTTGTTTACACGTCTAGGAGATCCTTTTTCCCATCCCGGCATCTTTTTGAATTCTAGTCTAAAGCCAGCAATAAAATCCATAACTTCTTCTTCTTCAGCACCGGTTAACACTTTATCTAACACATCAGACAAGAAGTCCTGTATGTAAGCAGGAGTGTCTGAACGTTTAAGATCAAGACCCATTGCTTTGATTTTATCAACTGGTTCACCTTCCAAGTCATAGATCTTCATAGCATATCTTTTTTTAGTGATGAATAATCCTTTTGAACCAACTGCTTCTCTACCACCTGCAATAATTTTACCATAAGTGGCCGGACAGTTAAACGCCTGTTGCATGTACTTTGGAAAAGACTTGTTAACTTCTTCTGCAACAGAGTCGTACAATTGCACAACAGAATCTTTTGTCCATGGCACATTGCCTGCATCAATTTCTTTCTTCAAAGGTTGATATGCTGAAAAGTACACAGAGTCAGTGTCGCCATATATAACGGAATCTCCTCTGTAATCATATTCGCCTGTGATAATTTCATTTGTTTTTGCCGCCATGTGCTTTGTGATACATCTTCCTGTGAGTGTGGTTGATTGACCAATTCTGATATCAAAGAATCTACAACCAGGATTAAGAATAGCACCATACAAACTGTTCAAGTTAATTTTTTTAACAAGTTGTCTTTTATCCCAAAATGCTTGTTCAACTTTGTTGCCTGCCGCGGCAGATTGTCGCATTTTTTTCTGCAATTCTTTTCTTTCAGCATACCAACGTTCCAAAAGTCCAGGAATAACTCCTGCAAATTCATGTGTAAAAATTGTGCCATTTGCACTCAAAAACCATGGTTGATCTTTGTTGTATATCAAGTCATAAACCTCTGCCGCACTTAAAATATTTGTTTCACCATTTTCCCAATCAATAGTAATGCTTTGGGCTCTGTCTTTACGCATGACAGCAGAATACTCCAGTGTACCGAACTCACCTTCCCATGCACCTGCAAATGTCATCTTATTAGCCATTTTGTGTTCGATAGAAGCATCGGTATCGATAGGACGTAATTGACCTACAATAGTTTCCGGACCCATATTCAATGCTCTAATTACAGATGGATACAGTGAATTGATATCAATTGACCCTATCCAGTCATGCAGGCCTTTTTTAGGATATGCCACATACGCACCCGCGGCTGGAGTCGATCCTGGCTCACGTTTGATTCTGTCCGGAACAACCATGCCACGTCTGTGTGCTTCGTTGATAATGCCCTGTTCAGTCACTGCCACAGCACCCATGGTAGTTTGAATCAACACTGTGTTCTGATGAGCAAGTTCATTAGACAGTGCTATAAACTTTAATTTTTCATCTAGTCTACCTAAAAGTGCAACGTCTTGTCTATTATATTCAATGAACTTTACAAAGTCTTTATTATACAACGTATCTAGTGTGCCTTCATACGGAGTCTTCTGCTCGCCCAATTCCATTTTTGAAATAAAATCCAGTGCATATGAATGCCTTTCTTCGTATGTGTATTTTCTGTACAGTTGCATGTAATCCAAATGCACACGACCAATTATGTCATAGGTTTGTTCTTCCTTGCCAAATCTTTCAAACATTCTTTTTCGTGGCATAGCCTGCCACAAACACAGTCGTCTTGTGTCATCTTTGCTTAACACTTTTTGTATTCTGTTCACAGTGTAGGGAATATCAAATCCTTCTGAATTCCAACCTGACAGCACGTCTGCATCTTCAACCAGTGTAATAAATTTGTCCAACATGTCTGCTTCAGTGGGACACAGCATAGTATTTTCAAATTCTTGTTCTATAATTTCTGGATTAGGAAAATCTTTAGGCGGAATAGCAAGAGTGATCAATTGATCGCACCATTGCAGATACACAGTGATTGATATTATAGGCGCCCATGCGTCTGCAGGTTTAGCATAGCCTTTGGCTGGGTCAAAGTCAACTTCTATGTCAAAAAAACAAACTTGAAGTTCTGGAGCATCTTTGTTAAGATAATTTTCTTCTAGACATCTAAAGATAGGATTTATATCAGATTCATACAGACGTTTGCCATTTTGCATGGCAACTTCACGTTTAAATTCTTTTCCAGATTTAGTGGCTATTCTTGAAACAGGTGTGCCAAATATAGATTTGAATTTGCCTTTTGGATCATCGTAGTATCCTACGTATCTTGCAGGATATTCAAGATACTTTCTTTCGCCATTTATTCTTTCAACTACAGATATCTTGTCTGTGTCTCTGTCAAATAGTGCATCAACATAACTCATTGTGTAATATAATTTATAAACAATCCGCCTATGCCGACTAGTGCAAGAACAGAATTAGTTACAATCAGTGCAGGTTCCTTCCACAGTATAGAAACTGTTAACCAAGCCAATCCACCGAACACTAGCAATATAGGACCTTGTGGATAATATCCTAATGAATTGACACCAGTACCGATTACCAGTAAACTAGTGCCACTCCATTTTAAGATGTTTATAGGATTCATTAGGCTTTTTTAGCCGCTTCCAAAATAGTTTCTAAGTATTCAAAATCTTCTCTTTCTGCTGATAATGATTCTTTGAACGCAATGTTTACTGCTTTGCTAAGCACTGCTGGTTTTATTTCCATTTCTTCTGCCACTGCTTTTACAGTATCTCTCAATCCTTCTGAAAGATCTTTTACTTCTTGTTTAACTTTCATGCCGTCGTTGATGACTTGCGTCAACTTGGCCACTTCTTCTGAATTAAAAACTTTGTTCATAAAAAACTCCTTGTTTGTTTATTATACTTGTGATTAGATTGAAAGTCAACTGTTGCTGTTGGCAAACACTGACATTTTACTTAGATCAGGCCACTCTGTGATAGTCCATTGTTTTGGCACTGTTTGTATAGCACTCTCTAATTTGTGCAAACCTAATTGTGCAGTTTCGGGAGTCATATGGTAATGATAACCTATATCAGTAATATCTTGTTTTGCCCATGGAATGTTGGTAGTTCGTCCATCGTGGACCATTTTCTTCAATGTGTCATATGACATTTTATTATCTGTAAGAATCATTCCACCTCTTCCAAGATTAAGATGTTTCTTAAATTGAAAACTTAAATTCATGTAGGTCTCTGGTATGTAAGAATCTTTTTTCCATAATACAGCAGAATCAATAATGTTGGTGTTGCCAAGATAATAATAATCTTGCCATTCTGATTTATCCCAATTCCAATCTAAATTTAGTTTTATTGCTGTGAATGGAACAGAAATATAAGTCCTGGTAGGAATAGTAATAAAATTTGCTTTGGTATGTCGCAAACACAATTCGATTCCGTGTGTGCATGAGTCTGTGGCAACAGCATACGGAGAACCAAAAAATTCTGCAATTTTATTTTCGAATTGATTGATTAATTCAAACATACCTATTAGTATGTAGTCTAATCAAAAGTTTGTCTATTATTTTTTAGTCTTTACGTTTATTGGTTTTTTGCCTGCGCCACCAGACTCTTTGCCAGGTCTGCCTGCTTTGCGTTGTGCAGAACGTTTTCTTCTTACTGCTGATGCTTTTTGTTTTTTAGTCATAGATCTTGCTTTGGATGCTGGTGCACATTTTGCATAGCCTTCTTTGTCACCTGATGTGCCACACTCGGGATGACCACCACCTTTTTTCTTTTTGGCAATGTTTACCCATTTGTCTTTGAACCATTTTCTCAGTCCACCTTTGTATGCTTCTGGTAATATAAGGTTACCGCAGTTGGCACAATAGTCTATGTCTTCTTTGACCATATGCATATACTCAAAGTATCTGCGTTGTGGTCGTTTTTTACGCAATTGTAGACCTCTAGTGCCAGGCGATTGTGGATCCTTGAGTTGTACAGGCACATCGAGTAGTTCTTGCAGTTTCATAGTGTTATTTACTGTCGTCTTTGATATTGAATTGTGTAGGTGTTTCTCTTTCAAACTGAGTAAAGTATGAATCATCAGTAATCGAGTCTTCTCTGGTATTTTCTACTGTGTAAAAGTTTTGGTCAATCAGATATCCAGGATTCTTTTGCAGTCTTTCTTCCATGAATGCATCATCATACCAAACTGTTCTATTGTTAGGATAAGCAAAGAAATTACCGTCATCCATTCTAAACATGTGAGCACATTTGTGTTCCGGATCTTCTGAGAAGTTTGTATCAAGATTGGATCCCTTTGCTTCCCAAGACCAGTCTATTGTAAACATGTATGTACCTTTGCGTTTAGCACCCTTCCAATCCAACAGTTCTGCTCTACAATTGGCAAGTCTATTTCTTACTTGCACGTTCACATAAGGAGAAAAACAGTCCCAATATTGATGTATGTTAAGACTGTGTTGCGGTGCATCTTTCTTCCACACAAATGAATGTATTGGTCTTCTGGTCCAATTAACACCATTGGGCATTAACACTTCAAACAGTAATGCTCTGCGTTCCAATGACGCTACACAGTGAACATCACAGAATGTGAATTCTCCATGACCTTTGGTATGATTGTAAAGATATTCATTTCTGATATAGGCTGAGAATGGTGGAATATTATGGTTGAGGTACGCCATTCATTAGTACTTACCAGTTCTTAAGAATTGGTAGCCCTTTGTTGATTTTTACCATTTTACGCTACTTCCTTGTACTTGCTTAATTGTTCTACTAGGAAGCCTTTGTGCTTGCCTCTGCTAATATATTTACCCATACTCTTCTTCCAATGTAATGTATTATAGTTCCAGTCTTTGTTTTTGCAAAGTTCTTTAAACTCTAATCCGTTAACAGTATGTTCTTCGCCTGTGTTTGTAGTGATGCGATATGTATATTGTTCGCTACGCATACGAGAACTTTTAGATCCGCCCTTGGCATGCCAAGACTTATCCATACCAGTAAAGTTTTTGGCATACTGTTGACCTGCTTTACGCTGGTGTTCTATAAAAGCATCGTAGTCATATTCTCTTAAACCGTGTAAATAATGTTTGCCACCGTATGCATTGTTATAAGACATAGGATCTTTGACTACAGTTTCGTTGACTCTTTCTTTCTCCAACTCCCACAATTCATCTGCACTATTTGCTGTTGCAATAATTTCTTTAGTAAAGTTTTCAACGCCATACTTATTGATAGCATTTTTAATACCTATACCACTACCCATATAGGAATCATTTACATTTTTAGTAGCGTGTCTACCAATGTAATATTTTCCATTTATATGGTTAGTTATTTTATAGATAGTATAATGCATTACCAGGCCTTACAACTCCAATATCTTGCTTTGGTCTTAGATCCTGGGTTGTCGCAATTGTGTCTGGCTCTGAATGATTTGCGCCTTGCGGGGTTTGATTTTCTTATTTTCATTGTCTTTTCTCCCCTTTTTTTGGCACTGGTTCCGCCATGGCCAAAATTAACTTTTTTTATGTTTCCAGTTTTTGGATCTTTCACATACACTTTAAATTTAGAAACATCGCCACGTGTTGGTTTGTTTAGTTTAACTGTACGTCCTTGGTATTCTGCTTCCAGAGTGTTAAGCAGTTTACCTGCTATTTCGTCTGTGTAAACTAGTATGTTGTCACCGCGTACTTCAATAATCGGAGTATCGATTGCAAGTGCATCACCAAATTCGAATGTAAGCACATCGCCTGGTATTGGATTTTGTAATTGGCCAATACGCATTATTTTGTAGCCATTCTCCAACCACCGCCCATTTTTTTGTATTCTTTGGCCGCATAAGCATTTGCATAAGCAGACGGATACACATCAAATTTGGATCTGGCTTTGGCTTTGGCTCTGCTCCATTTTTCTGGAGATGTAGGTGCAGGTTTCTTTTTGCCTTTTTTCTTCTTCTTGGCTTCATCTAGTGCTTCTCGTATCACTGCTTCATCCACATGTTCTACAGAATCAAACTTGTACATCAGTTTTGTGGCATCGTCTTCGAACTCTTCTGATGCCATATAATCTTCCAATGACTTATATTTGTTTTGAATGTCTTCTTTGTTAGGACCATTGTAATATAATTCTTTTGCTAGGTCTTCTTTGTGATCATCAAATGCTTCTACCATATTTTCTAAAAGTCCAAGATCATCCAGTTCGTCTTCGATCCATTGATAAGGATCGCCATCTCTTGCTTTTTGTGTACCATATGGCATATCACCGGTGGCAGAAAAATGTTGGAATAATGCATCGAATAAATTTGCTTGATCGTGTAATGGTTCGCCATCTTTAAGTGCGTTATACTCTTCCGGATGTTTTGCAAGAATGTCCATCACTGCTGAAGTTTCATCTTCATTTGTTTGCTCTTGTTCAGATGTTCCAATACCTAATCCTTTATTCTGTAGTGCTTGATATACACCGTCTCTGGGATTACTATCCATACTATCTACTTTTTTATAAAAAGCATTCATATCTGTTAATGCCAATCTCATCAATTCTTCAAAATCTTTTTTATCTGCTTTACCTGAATCGCCTGTCCAAAACGCTGGATATTGTGCCACATATTGTTTTAACGCATATGCTACTTTAGGACTTGTATTAGGCCCAATATATGCTGGGTTGTTTGGATCTTTTCTTAATCCTTTAGTTTTAACTTCTCTAGCGTCTGGAAAAGGAAGTTCATCTTCACCCATTAATACTTTTACTAATGGTGACTTTGCAAATGCTTCATTTTTTGCAACAAGATTTTTCAAATATGTTCTTGGTTGTATACCTGATGCTCTAGCAGAGTCAGCAATCATTTTTTCAAAGTCTAAAAGTTTTGATTTTACAGTTTCTTGAACCTTTTTGTTTTCCATAGATTCGAACAGATTTGTTAGTACACTGGACATAGCGATATTTATTAACGACGAAGTTTAGAGTTGGATTTAGACTGCCCCATCCAACTGGCTTTTCTACGTAGTTCTGTGTAGTTATTAGGACCAATTACTTGACCATTTGCTACAATTTGATCCGAACACATGTTTTTGACCAGTATTTTGTTGATATTACCCTGTACGACAGGAACTAATTTAGTTTTTTTATAGGGTAATTGTTGGTCGACAAACAATTCATTATTGATAAAAACTCTGACTTTGGGGAGATTTTTACACTCGATGGTGATCATCTTTTAAGTAACGGGCCACCAAATAATGACACATTAGGCATGTTCAAAGCATTGTCTGTAGGTTTTTGTTTTTTTACTTTTTTATGCCTTGGAGATTTAGTTCCAGACTTGCCTGGCGAGCCTGTGTATGATGTTTTAAACCTATCCGGGTTTGCAATATGTGGATTGTTTACAGTAGCAATATTTCCTGCACTTGTTGCTCCTGCTGTTGCCTGTTCTACAATTTCTTTAAATTTCATTTTTTTAATATCTCCAACATATTTAATCGAACTGCTAGGCTGGACATGTAAGAAAAATATATGCTATCGTGGATAAAAAAGTGATAATCCCATATGGATTTGACTTTTTTAATGAATAAAAAAGGCCGATCGATATCAATCTTTGGCAAAATTTTTAATCTTGATTGTTCAAATTCTCTAGCCAACCTATCTGAGCAATTGACTTGACGACCACTGTGTCTCTTTTTCTGTCTTGGAATCATTACACCATATCCTTGCACATGGTCAGGAATAGAAAAAATATTTGATCTAAACAAGTAGCAATCTTTACTGTCTACTGTTACTTTGAGCATTTTTTGGCTGCTCATGCTAGGCGAGAATTCATGATCTTGTATATCAATACTAATTTTAAACACTCCGTCTTCATCTATCGAGTAGTCTTTGTAATCACATACAAATTCTAATTCGTTAGGGCTAGGAGGATGTGTAATACCATTGTGTGTGAATTCTTCTCCAAATTTACACACAGCAGACACAGTGTGTTGACTGTCTGCTATAAAACTTTTTGTTGTTATTTGAGACACCCACACTGTGTGTGTTGCACTAAATTGTCCACTTATTATTTTAAATTCAAAACTATTTGTTTGGTCGGCTGGAGTTTCTACAAATGTGTTTACATCTACAAGTTCTACTTCTGCACATATAGTATTGTTATGGAATACTCTTACAGTGTATTGTACGCTTGGATCTATTTTTGTAATCACAAATCCAAAATTGTGCACCACAGGATACTCCATGACTCTAATGTCTGGTACATGGCTCCATGGCCTGTTAATTGGTAGTAGAGACATTATTTCTTCTTTTTAGCACGGCCACGTTTCATATTTAGATTCCATTGAGCCATTCTTTTGCGTTCGCCTGAGGCAGTGCTGGCAATTTTTTTAAGTTGAGATATACTCATTTTTTGATTGACACCAACTCGTTTTGATAATCCTTTGCGTCCTGGCTTCTTGCCATCGGCAAAACTATCTTTGATATAAGTTTGGTTGCCTTCACCGCGTCTTGGATCAGTGTTGATTGGAACATAATATGTCTTGCCATCTTTGGTCACTTTTTTTAGACCCATAGGTTTTGCTGTGTGTGGCATGGGTACGCCAATTACTTCAGTGATTCTCATTTGCTTCTTAGTTTCACAGGACCAGTCATATAAGGTCTTGAAAACCATAATTTAAACCAATCTGGATCCCCTGGACGTAGACCTAGTTCACGTTCTTTGCGTCTTTTTTCTGTGCCTGTGATGGATATGTTTTCTTTGGGAGTTTGATCATACACACCTACGCCAGCAAGTTTTTTAAGTTCTTCGAGTGTCATCCATGTATTTAATAAATTATGAATCTGTCATGGACTTCGTATGACTGGCACAATTCCTTGAAAATTGAATTTAAATAGGATTAGGTGTGTTAAAAGGACAGATGTTTACAAAAAGATTTTCAAGCACTATGCTTGTTTATTATTCTGTTGTTTCTACTTCTGGTGTAAATGAGGTTTCAGAGTTTGATTTGAGACTGTTGTAAATTGCATCTGATTCTTTTTTAATCATGTCTTTGAACATGGTCTGTGCTTCTTGTTCATTGCCTGCTACAAGCGTGTCTAATACTTTTCCTAAGTCGTTCACTATTTTACCTCTTCGATTCTAAAATTTATATTGTATGTTTTGCCATTGTGATTGTATTGGACATCGGCCGAGTTCATACTGTTTTCTGTTGATTTGACATTGCATCCTAAATCACTAAGTCCTGTTTTGATTGTTTCAGAAATTTTTAACATGTGATCAACAGTTTCTTCTGCTAACTTTGCAAACTCGTCTTCTTTGTCTTTGAGTGCATCCATGATCTTACTGTACTGAACAGCATCTGCGTTTAGAGCAAGATTGTCTATGCTGTTTGCAAGTCTTCTCATTTCGTAACCTTCGCGACTACTCATTTCTGTACATTTCACAACCGCCAAATTCAGTTGTTACTTCTCTAAAAAGTTTTTCACCTAGATCTTCGTACATAGATTTGATTGCATCAACTGCTAAGACTTGATCTTCAAAAAAGTTATTCGCATTTAGATTTAATTTGTTTAAATTATGATTTACTGGTCGAGTGCCGTTGCCATCCTGTGAAAGATATGGTACATCACCTGCTCCGATTTGTCCAACAATTTTGCCTTCTTTTACAAGATAAGCAACTCTGTAAGGAGTAGTATCACCTTCCCATGCTCCGTCTTCTGCTACAAGGCCTTCACCTTTGTCTACAACTTCTGCCACAATAAATCTAGAACCATCATACAGTGTTTCGTCTGCTATAACTCTTGCTGATGCTGTAAGTCCTAGTGCTTCTTGTACTCCACCTACTAGCATTAATTCATACTGTCTGTTTAGTTCAGCAATCATTCTGTCTGTGTCTGTAACACTTTCATCTTTTTTGTTTTCTTTATCTTTGGCTGCCTTTTTCATAGGCTCTTTTTTGTCGCCATCTTTGTCAAGGTCTAGGTAGTCTGGTTTTGCTTCATCAACTTCTTCTTTGTCATCGTCTTCATCCTTACTGCCTTGTTTTTTTGCAATAGCCTTTTGTAAGCCTGCTGGTAATTTTTTTTGAGCCGCTGTTAGTTCTTCATCAATCTCTTCACTTTCTGGAAGTGGATTGTCGCCGCTAGACGCTGCCGATGGCCCCATTTTTGAATTAGGTATTACGTTACGTTTTAATTCATAATCTTTTGGGTCTAAATACTGTTCACCTGGTTCATTATCGTAAGTTTCAGTTTCTGGTTCATCCATGCTTGATTGCATTGATGCTTCAGGTTCTTGCCCCATAGGCTCCATTGCAGGTTCCGGCATTGAGGGTTGCGGTTTCTGAATGTTCATTTGATTTGGGTCAAGTCCTGCGTTTTTAAGTATAGTCATAAGGGCAATGGAATCTTCCAATGTATCTGTTGTGATACTAATACCCTCGTTTAGTTTCTTCTTGTCTGACATTGTTGATTCTCCTATCTTTTGTATGTCGTCCTTTATCGCTTTGTCTTTTTCTAATGCTTTTTTACGGTTAATTAATTCTTTTCTAAGTTCTGGATCTTTCGAAGTATTAGGATCTAATTGAATATCTTGCAATGCCTTTGCTTTAGCATTGTAATCATCTTTGTCTTTTGTGGATGTGTATTTTTCAGATACTTCGTCATCTGTTGGATTTTCTAGATAGTTTCTTACTGAATTTAATTTGTCTGCCGCAACTGCAATTTTGTTGGTTAACCATGTGTCTAAACTATCTGTGCCTTTTTTGTCTTTAAACATTTTGTACAAGTGCATTGCATCTTTCATAATCTGTGCTGTGATAGATTCCATTGAATCAGCATCTGTGTGACCGTCTTCCATTTTTGCTATACGAAAGTGTGGACCTTCATGTGAATCATGTGAACAGTTACAATCTGGTTGTGGATTGTCTTGTTCGCATCCACAGTCTTTGCACTTCATTACAGGTGCATCATCCATTAAGTCACTAATGTCTTGGTAGTCACTGCTATTGACTTTATCCCACATACTTGCTTTGTCTTCGCCATGTTTGGCAACAAAGTCTACTTTGCTCATTTTAGTTGCATCATCTTCCAGATCCATCAGCATGTCTTTAACTTTGCCTTCTTCTACTTCTACGCCTTCTCTAGCAAGTCTTTCGCTATAATGTTCTGGTTTAGATACTAGATTTACAGCATCCCATCTTTTATATAAGTCGGCCATAAAGTCTGATTGGTGTGACATGTGTGTATTTATAACTCTACTGCTGGTAACTTCCTAAGTAGAAAGTCCTATCTGTGGGTAAGGATTATTGCTTGGATCTTTTAATGCTAACGCATATGCAGTGGATATTTCTAATGCAAAACCGTTGTTTATAACGTCTTTTACACTTTCAATAAAGGTATACGTTTTTTGACCCATGTTGATAAACAAAATTCCTGAAAGATCGCCTTTGGCTCTTTTAGTTTGCAAATAGTATTGCAGGCTGGCTTGTCCATAAAGTTTCCTAGCCAGTTCGTTATCCTTGATAAGTGCATTGGATATTTTCTCTAATCCGTCCACTCCTGGAAATATATTGTTCAAAATAGTTGTTACATCGTTGATTATGGTTCTACTCTTAGAAGTTTGTACTAGTTTTGCTAATTGTCCCAGGTTCATACCCTGTACCGACCTCATGCTTAACCCTTGATCTTCTAGATCTTTAATGTTTTTTTCATATTTGGCCATAAATTTATCAACCAGGCCAGGGTACTGAGATGTTACAGTAACATTTCTGTCTGTTAGTCTAGCATTCTTTACTCTCTTGGCCTTAAGTTCTACAGGTATGCCATCTACTAATAAATCGCCTGTACCAGCACCCGCACCTATACCTGCAATGCCTTTGCTTAACACTGCTAGAGCAAATTCACCTGGGCCTACTCCTTGTGCAATTACATCATTTAAATCATCTACAAGTTCAGTCATAGCAGGATCTTTTCCATATCCTGAAAATACATCGCTTATTTTATGAATACCACCTGTGGTTAATAATTTTTTGTTTACTATTTTGTCTGCGTTCCACAGTTTAAAAAGTTTTTCTCTGCCTGCGGTGTCAAAATCTACAGTGGATACTATTTTAGCAATTTTTTGTACTGATTTTTTCACGTCAATGTCGTCAATATCTTGTACCCTAGATAGCAAAGATGATACTCTACCACCAACTCCTGCATCATTTAAAAACTGTTCTACTCTGTCTATAAGAGCCGCAGTTTTATCATCAGTTGGAAGACTTTGCAGTTTTTTAATTAAATCGACCTTCTGAAGTTTTAATTTTTCTGGATCTATCATAAGTTCGATAAGAAGCATAAGTGTATTTACAAAGAAATACTAGGAAGATGTTCTTGAGAGAGACTTTCACGTTCAAGCATGCCTACGTATACGCCTACAGCAACTCCGGATATCATCACCGTGGCTTCCCATAATTCACCGTTTTTTCCGTCACTGTATAAGTCTTTATACACTTCTAGTTTTTCTGTGAGCAGTACTGTAAAATTGTAGTTGTTATCTTGCACACATTCATTGGAGATAATAGCCGCAGTCCAAATTTTCATTGCTTCATTGGCATCATAAGGGTTCTTAGTCATATACAAGTCAGCCACAGTTCTTAACACAGCATCACTTTTACACATTGCAATCACTTTGGCAAATTCGCCAACCATCCATTCGTGCTCTGTACTGTGTGCAGGTTTAATTAACCAAGCCACAATCACAATTATCATAACAAAAATGCCGGGTATTAATTTTTCTTTATTGTTCATACTGCTATTTAATTTTTATTATACTGATTATAAACGAAAAACTAATAGTTTTTTTGCATGAATGACATGCAGTTTAGTTGATGCCGGCGTGTGTGGCACCCATCTTTTTGCCATCTCTTGCAATAGCGTTCATCTTTTTAACAATTTGGTTCATGTAGCCTTCATCCCTGCCGCCTGACACTGCTGTCATGCCACCTGGAGTTGCATCAGTCTGAGATGGTTCTTCAGGAGACAATTTACCAATGTTTTTCTGCAACCACTGAGTGGTTCTTGCAATAAATTCGTCAATTGGTATTGTACCTTCTTCATCATACCCTAGGGTATTCATTACGTCACGGGCATTTGCATTTGCAAGGCCAAGAGCATGGTCTGGATTGTACTTAGGATTTAGATGATCAAAAGCATCACCATCAAAATCTCTTGCATAAACTTTGTCTTGGAACCTGGATTCATCACCAGTAACTGGTCGCCAATATCCATTTTCTGGATTTTTTTTATAAGCATGGAAACTCATACTCTCCACAATTTTGTTTACTTCACTGAATCTCATATCAATTGCTTCTTCATTTGTTGTATAGTTGTATTTATATTGCCCTGTGAGTGCTGGATACCGATTCCTCCAGCAGTTTGCCACTTCTTAATATTATATCCAAAATCATCTATCAGTATGTTTGCAGTACCGTCTGACTGTTTGGCATAGATGCCCTTGTCAGCTGTTGCAGGCATAATAATAATTTCATTTGGTTGCAATGATAAATTTTGTTGTATCCACTGCATCTTTTGAGACTTAACTTTTTGATCACCTGCGAGTGCTTTTGATAACACTTTATATTGTCCTTGGAACAATGCCTGTATGGCTTGCATCAGTTTAGGAGCATCTGGAAGCACCGCTAAGTCCAACCAAAAACTTTCACTCTTGGAAATGTCTCTTAGAACTTTGCTCACTGTATCTTTAGATGCTTGTTTCCAACTTGATACACCAGCCATCTTATTAAAAGGACCATAGAAATCTGCTAATACACCATCCATGTCTACATATAATATAGGTTTAGATTGTTCTTGTTCTTGTTCTAATTCAAATAGATTCATTTTGGTTCCTTGTATATGTATTTGATGCCGCAGTAGCCACACACAGCAACTCCTTCATCGCCGATCTTGTAATACACTTTAGGATGATCACCAAGTTCACCATTACATGTAACTTCTCTTTCATGCACAACTATTTCGTTCATCTTGTTTCTAACTCTTTTAGGTTTTGCATCTTCCACTCATCTATAGTATCAGTGTAACCCCACGTTGCAATTTCTTCTTCGGTTCTGTTACAGCCTATGCAATAACCGCTGTCTGAATCTATAGTGCAAATACTAATACAAGGACTTTCTATCATTTCTTTTTTTGTTTCTTGTTAAGATGAAGTTTTTTCACGTTCATGTATTCACTGCCAACTGGTATATCCTTTGTAGCATTTTGTTTGGTCACAATACCTACACCAGCCGCTTCGTCTAGATCATATTCAAGTGTATTTTCTCGCACTGTTCCTACAGTAAGTGCTGGTTTATTAATAACTTGTTTGTCTGATGGATTCACAGTCACACTGCTAAGAGTTAATGGATAAACTGTATGATTGTCCCGGTCTTTGTATTCTTGATCTGTTCTAATAATGTATCTGCCATTCTGTTTAAATCCTGCTTGAGCAAGTTCTTTGGCTGGAATAGGTATAACCATCTGTCTAATGGCCTCCTCAGAATCTTTTTTCTTGGTGTTTCTCATTGAACTTTTTTTGAATCCATCACTCACAAGTAGTTCTGGTCCATATTCATCTTTACCTACAATAAGAATAGGTCCTTGTTGACCTTCCCCAACCTTGGCATAAAAAGTTCCGCCAATGTATGGGTCAACAAAAAATACTCCAGTTGCTTCTGTGTTGAACAGCAAACTGGTTGTTTTGTTTAATGATGCAACTGTGTCTGAGTATTTGTATTCTTTGTCAATCAAATCTTTGAGTGTTTGAATGGCGTCATCTTGGGTCTTGCCACCTGCTTTGCGTTGTTGTTTGCTGTTGTGTTTGTGAACACCGTGTGCTATGAATGGAGGTGTTGCTCCTGTTTTTTGCACTGTGAGAGCAAATTCGCCATGGTCACCTGCAGGCTTGCGATCTGCATATTCTACAATGTCGATGTCCTTGAGATTGTTTTGTGTATCATCATACATCAAATCTTTTAGGTGTGGAAAATTTGGTATATTTGCTCTTATTCTTTCGAAAGCATATTGTTCAATCTTCCGAATACTTGAAGGTCCTTTCAAGTGAGGATATTTGTCCTTCAGGATGTTATAAGTTTCTTCCCATGTTTTTCCGTCGGAACCATCAACGCCAAACCTCAATTTGATAATTTCAATAGGCAAAGGATGATCGAAAAGTTTTTCAATATGACGAAAGATTTCTTTAAATTTTTTTTTTTGATCAGTTGTTTTTTCTAAATTCGTTCCGCTTGGTGTGTTTTTTGAAATTTTTTCTAATGATGTAAAGTATTCCGGAGAAAATAGATCTTTCTTTTTGATCCGACCACGTTTATATTTGTCTCCCAATTCCCAGGACTTGGCAAACGCATATTCTAAGTCTCGTTCTGGATTTTCGTCTATTTCGTAGAATTTCATTTTTTACTCTTGTACACCCATACCTTGTCTTACTTCATCATACATGGCTTTAGACAGTTTTTCATTTGTGCTACTGATCATTTTTTTGAAGGACTCGTAATCACCCTGCATTGCGGCTTGCCTCGCCTTGGATGCTGATACACCTGCTGTGCCTTCTGCATCGGGATCACGCTCACCTGCAGACACAACATTGATTGAATCGAATTTATATTCTTTTCCATTATAGTCATTTAACAATTTTTGAAATGCATCAACCCTGTCTGATCCTGCTACCATGGTTACATCTTTGATGCCTTGCTCCTGAATGGATTTCATTACATCGATTATTGTTCTAATACTGTTATCGACAACAATGCCTTTTGTGTGTTTGGGGAACTGCATACTTAAAAAAGTCAATTTCCTATCATAAGGCAGTGGATTACTTTTTTTATCTTGTTTTTGTGAAGCATATATTTTGTAGTTAGAGTTTACACTTGCTAATTTGTCTAACAACTTTCCATGACCTGCTGTTGGTGGATTAAATCTGCCAAAAACAAATGCTAAATTATTATTTTGTACTTCGTTGAATCTCATGGTGTATGATATTTATTAATCATTATAATTGAGAGTTTCTTACAAATCAATAACTATCTGCATGCCTCTACAGTTAATATATGGTAATAATGCAGTAGATAATGGACACACAGAAACTTACGACATAGTTGATAATGAAATTGGTAATATATTTGCTTGGCAAATGAAACTGATACACAGAGTTCCATACAATAGATCACAGTCGATATGGCCAAATAAACCAAGGAATAACTTAAAAAACTTGCAAGATTTAACACAATTGATTAAAACCAAGTGTTCAATTGTCATTGACTTTGACATTAGCATGGATCAACAGTGCATGAATAAACTGCATGAAATATATGAACAGATGCACAATATAATAGATACATTTACGCATGAGCAACTTATTTTGATATATGAGTTCCATGACGCAATTCATGATGTGGAATCAGCACACAGTCACCGAACAGATGCCTTTTGGAAAATAGAATGGGGACACCTTGCTGGACCTATCTCAAGAAATTTAGACCTGTATGATTACTATCAATCTGAAATCCCCAGTAACACTCTAATAAGCAAGTGGGGAGAGTTGGGCAAACCTCCTGAAGGGTACTATATGGACAAAGAACCTGATGATCAAATCAGAGTCAACGAATTAATAAAACCTCACAGGAACTTTACTCCAACTTTTTACATCTATGCAAATTCTTACAACATCGAAACGTTTGAGCCTGGGTTTGAAGACTGGTGGAAAACATATGAGAACGATTGGTGCAATCATTGGAAAACACCAAAATGGACAACAGCATTTGAGTATGGAGGTATTGTATTAGCAGAGCCAAGGCACAAACAACCGTGCGATTGGAATAATGAATTTCCTATAGTAACAGATATTTTATTTTTGTGAGTTTCCTGTCAACACATCGTTTATCATTTCTTGATACACGTTGATTGCCAGTTCTTTTTTTGTTTCTGGAGTAATTTTTGACATTGGAATATTTGTTGTTTTAACAAAATTGTATACAGCATTATCAACTAGTTCCATTACTCTGTCGTGATCCTGTGGATTTTTTTGCATGTGACTTTTACAGGGTACAAAATGTTTGCGATACATATTTTCATCAGCAAAAATATACTCTGTAATATCATTGCTTAATGATTCATCATACATGCAAATATTTATCCGTACATCTCTTGTAACAGCCACTCATATATAGGTGTGTCAAACTTAAAGTTCCATACCCCGTTAATGTGCAAAGCACCTGTTTTTTGCATCAAAGTGCCATCATCTGTGACCAAATCTGAACTGAGCACTGCTAGTGAAGTGAGTTTGATTTGGTCAATAAAAACATTTTTTATTTTTATAAAGGAATCTTGTACAATTTGGTTGTCCTTTATACTAACGTTTCTGTTGTCTTTGTTGTACATTCTGATACTTAGATTATGATTTTTTCCTTCTAGCACAATTTTTTTGTTTATGGACACACTTTTTTGCCCGGAGAGATCTAAATGCACCAAACGATTATCTACTTTTACTTCGCAATACAATGGATGATCAATCCAATTGTTTTCGTATTCTAATTGTAGATGTATCTTATTCTTTGTAGACAAATTCTCGCCCCATCATATTACCAACATAGATACCAGGTTTGGTCTTTCGCAGTTGCAGTCTAATATCACCAGGTTGAATATTTGTTAACAGCCACCTATCAGTTTTATCTACTACAACAGCCTCTACAAATTTGTCATTATCTGTGCAGTGTATTTTAATTTTATCTATATCCATAGTTTTATTTTACTTTAAAAATAGTGTCTGTCAACTTATTTAGAAAACCCTACTGAGTCTCTTTTAATATCTTTTTCAGGAAACTCTGCCCAATACAGTTCATAAGCCACACAATCCTGCAAACATTCAAATTGATGAAGTAGTCCAGGTTTCACTTTGGTGTAATCGCCTGCCTTCAGCACTGTTTCGTCTATGAGCTCATAATCTTTTTGCCACACACGGATTAGAAGGCTACCAGATTCTACAAAAAATCCGTTCCATTTGTATTCATGCAGGTGTTTCGAACACACGCCGCCTTTTTTAGTAACTATTCTGTGAAATTCTAAAACTCCGTTGCGTTCTATAAGTTCGGTGGTTCCCCATACTTTGCCTGATATCATACAATTAATTATATGCTGTTTTAAAAATTAAGGAGTATCTTGGTGACAGAGCCGGTGGTGACAGTGACAACTGATCTTACCCAAACAAAATTTCCAGTAAAATTTATATACTGTGTAGAAACAACACTAGACCCGTCCCCAACAGATGTACTGTCGACGTCAAACCAGTCTGATGATGTTGGACCAGTTGCTAGTGAACCTTGTATTTTGATAGTGCCTACAAAGTCTGATGAGCACATGTATGCCACAGTGTGTAAGCCATCAGCGTTTCCGTAGTAGCCATCTGCTTTTACTGCTTCGGATACAGTTTCAGCAGAAGAATCTGAAGCATCTACTTGTGATTGTAATATAGTTGATACTGTAGGCATGCGATTATTTATTGCATTTCAGGATACAGTCTTGTTATGGTATCTTGATCCATACCATTTATTTGATGGATTTTGGATGCTCCTACAATGTATTCTCTTAGATTTTCTGGATCACAGCCTTTTACGTATACTGCGCCTTTGTGTTCACCACAGTCTTCGAACAGCAGATCTTTTTCTAAAACAATCGGCATTCCACCCAAACTAAACGATTGTATAGTTGCATTTATTACACAGTTTGTTGTGACATAATTATTATCGATCATGAATTTTACTATATTGGTTTTCATTTTATTCTCCTATGGTATATTCGTCTTTGTTATAAGTTATTGTTAGTTTTTGATCTTTAATTTCGTCAAACAATATCTTTTTGGACAACGGTAACTTAATACGTGTGTTGATTACACGTTGCAGTGATCTTGCCCCCATTTTTGGATCAAATCCTTCTTCCATTAGTTGTGCCTTTGCTATATCGTCTATTGTAACGGTAATTCCTTTATCTGTCATCTGAGTATTCAATTGACTAATAAATTTATCTACAATATTTTCCATTATGTTTTTACCTAGCGAATTAAATCTTAACACAGCATCCAGTCTGTTCCTAAACTCCGGTGAAAAGAATGCATTTATATCAATCTCTCCATCGTGTGTAGAGCCTTCTACAAAACCTAAGGTGTTAGCAGACATATCTTCTGCGCCTAGGTTTGATGTCATTATTATAACGGAATTGTTTAGTCTAACTTTTTTACCGTTTGAAGAAGTAATAACAGCATCGTCCATTGCTTGTAGCAGTATTGTCATCACATCTCTGTGTGCTTTTTCTACCTCGTCAAACAGTATCACAGCATTAGGATGTTTTTCTAATTCATTTACCAATTGTCCCGATCCGCCGTCATCATATCCCACATACCCTGGAGGTGCTCCGAGAAGTTTTGCAACAGAATGTTTTTCTTGATATTCAGACATATCAAATTTTATCAACGGATAATTCAATCCCTCTGCTAATTTACGAGCAGTTTCTGTTTTACCACAGCCTGTTGGGCCAACACATAAAAAAGATCCAATTGGTTTGTTTTCTTGTTTCAATCCTGCCTGTGCAACAAGCACAGTGTCAACAAGTTTGTCTATAACATTGTCTTGACCAAACACTTCTGCTTTTATAATTTTATCTAAGTTCTCAAGCGATTGTGTTTTTGTTTGCACAATAGATTCAAATCTCACACCTGATATTTTTGACACTTGTTCTTGTACATCTTTTATTTCTACATCTTTAAATGCATCGAATATTTTCGCTTTAGAACAAGCACGATCTAGAACATCAATAGACTTGTCAGGCAACTGTCTATCTGTAATGTACTTGACACTCAAATCAACAGAAGCATTTACTGACGCATCGCTAATTTTTACTTTATGATACTGTTCAAACTGTGTTTTAAGACCTTGCATAATCTCCTTTGCATGTTCTATAGTTGGCTCCTCAATATTAACTTTACCAAATCTACGCATTAATGCTCGATCTTTTTCGAAGTGTTTTCTGTATTCTTCCCAAGTTGTTGAAGCAATTACTTTTAGTTCTCCCCTTGCTAACGCAGGCTTCAATAACTGTGCTAAATCAACACCACCTTGTCCGCCTGCACCTGCGCCATGCATCATGTGTGCTTCATCTATAAACATAATAGACTTATCATTCTTTTCTAATACAGATAGTAGAACTTTAAGACGTTCTTCAAAATCGCCTCGATATTTAGAACCTGCTATCAATGATCCTACATCAACAGAATAAATTGTGTGATCTTTTAATACTTCAGGAACTTTATTTTCTACTATCATGTGTGCTAGGCCTTCTGCTATTGCAGTTTTACCTACGCCTGGATCACCTATCATGATTACATTGTTTTTAATTTTTCTACCAAGTACCAATGTTATTTCGTTTACAACATCTTGTCTACCTATACAAGTGAATGTTTTGTTTGCTTTGGCTTGTTCATTAAGATTCACAGTGTACTGTTGCAGTATTCTTGCCGCTTGTTTAACAGATACTTTATTATCTTCATCATAATCAGAACCCAGGTCAGTCATGTGATCAACAACAACTTTTCTAGTAAGTCCATTTTTAGTCAAGTAGTATTGTGCATGTGATTCTTTTTCTCCATAGATAGCACCTAGTAAATGGAATAGGTTGACTGTCTGTTGTCCTTGGAATATTGCATTAGTGAATGCTCTGTTCACAGCACGTTCAGTTGCCTGCGTTCTTTTTGGGTATACATCATCGTTGCATTTGATAGAATTCATTTTATGTTCAATATGATATTCTATATCTTTTATAAGTTGTTCTGCCTTTACAGTTGGTTTTGTTTTTATCATTTCGACTATTTCAGGTTGCACTAAAATTATAAGCAATAGATGTTCTAATGTAACATATTCGTGTTTGTGCGTTCTTGCAACTTTTATTGCTTCGTCAAAAAGTTCTTTGAGTCTATCGTCTGCTTGGATCATTTGCTTTTCCCTGTCTTTTTCTTGCCATGTCTAGTTTAAGTTTACTTGCATAATCAATAAACAGTTTCCCGTCTAAGTGATCAATTTCATGTAATATACATTGTGCCCACATATTGTCGAATCTGTCAACTCTTTTTTCTAGTTTTTCATCATAATATTCTAACACAATCCATTTTGGTCTTTGTAGTTTTAAGAATAAATTAGGAAAAGATAAGCATCCTTCTTCATTAAACTGTTTCTCTTTGGAACGTTCTGTAACGTGCGGATTAATAAATGTTCTAAATCCATGCATTACAAACATACGAATTCCTACATTAACTTGATTTGCCGCTAACCCTAAACCATTAGCATTAATCATTGTCCATGCCATAAGATCTGCAATTTTATCGTATTCCAAGTCTTGTGTAAGATCAGATTCTGGTAATACATGTCGTAAAACTTCGTTACCTTCTAGGTTTAATTTAAGGATATTTTTTTGCGATTCGGTTGATGTCATCTCTGTCCTCCTTTGTTAAGTTTTTTGGTATTGATACATTTATTTTTAAAAAACAGTCACCAACCCTGTTGGCCTGATTGACTAACCCATATTCAGGTATCTTCATTACTAGGCCAGGTTGTGTGCCTGCAGGCACTTTGACTGTTAAAGTTTTACCGTCAATTGTTGGCATTTGAACTGATGTTCCGTTTATAGCATCAAAACAACTAATTGATTTTTCAGTTATTAAATTAAGTCCTTCACGTACAAATATACGATGTGGGTTAACATAAACTTTGCATAACAAATCCCCAGGCGTTGCAGTAGGCACCGTGCTCATGCCTAATCCTTTATACCTAATGCTTTGTCCATTGCCTATTCCTTTTGGTATTGTTATTTCTAAATCTTTATTAATTTGATCAACATGAATTTGTTTTTTATTACCGTGATATACGTCTTCAAGTGTTGCTTGGATTGATATTTGTATATTCCTGTTTGCTGATCGTCTTTGAAATGGACTACCACCAAAGAATTGTGCAAACATGTCTTGCATGTCAGCAGGATTGCCACCTGTTGAAAAATTAAAACTGTTACCATGTCTAGAAGACATCTCGTACTTCTGTCTTTTTTCAGCAGTTTTTATTATGTCATATGCTGTGTTTATTTCTTTGAACTTGGATTCGTCACCGCCTCTATCTGGATGATGCTGTACTGCTAGTTTACGAAATGCTTTTTTGATATCTGCATCAGTAGCAGAAGCATCAACTCCAAGAGTCTTGTACGGATTCATAGTCATAGTATATTACATATGCACTATCTGTCAAACTTAAAGTGATTATTTTTTACTTGTGCCGGTGTATAAACCAAACCATGCCGCACCAGCACCGACTACGATCGATACCAATCCTGATTGCTCCATAGTTGGGGTTGGTAACACCATGTACCAAATTACAACTTTGTACAGCAAGAATATGTAGGTTGAAATGAACACCCTAGGGAATATTCTCCAACTGTCGACAGCTTTTGCTAGATGGATTAATTTTACATAAGGGTTTGGTCCCAAGTCTTTTACACTTGTATCAACTTCTAATTCTACAGAAATCTTTTTCGATACTGTATCTGTATCTGCTGGCACAACTAACTTGTCTTCTTTTAATTCGTCCATTAGTCTTTTTTAAATATTTGCCAAAGTGAGTATGCTAAGCCAACATATGCAATAATTTTTGCAAGTGGGCCAAACAGGATGATCAGTACACAGGCAATCAGTATGCCTGCACCGTTGAGTGTTGAAAATTCTTTTAGTCTATCTTTAATAAAGTCTATCATTTTTTCTTCTCCAGTTTGATAAGACGAGATTCTAACTCATCTATTTTTTTGGTTACGTGTGGATATTTCTTTCGCCACGCATCGGTTGGTTGTTGCAACCAAGTCCAGCCATATCGCTCAACAAAAAAATCAACTATACGATCAAAATAACCATACAGCCAAAGTCCAA